TTTCTTCCTCGATAACAGTTACTTTAAGAGGAACTATCCCGCCAAGATTGCAGGGTTTCTGCTATTATTAAAGTCGGTATGCCTTAATAATACAGATACCGTACAATGAAGTAATGCCAAAATTGCAGAGGCAATCGGGTTATCGAGAAATACAACAACAGCACTATTAAATGAATGTCAGCAATTAGGGCTTATTAAGGCCATAGAGAAAGGCTATGAACTGACAGCTGGCTGTTTTATCAATTCAGCAGTCAGGAAGACGGATGCAGGGATTTATAAGGAAATATGCGATTTCTGTAAAAAGAAAGGCGTTGCCGCTCCCAAGTGGGATAAACGGGCTATGAGCGTACTGCTTACCAAGTACAATGCTATTGACGTACCGAGTACCGAGTCAATAAGCCTAACTTACCAACTCAATAAACGATGCAAGAACCTGCCTGAAAAGGTATCGTTGGCCTACTTTGTAAAGGCTCTCGATATGCAGGAACAGTATAAGGCAGTTGCGGAACGAGCCAAACAAGCAAAACAGTTTAAGGAAGAGTTCAGCGGTTTTGCATTTTAGATATACGCCCCCCGTGCTTACGCACGAGGGCTTTTTGCATTTAATAAGAGAGTGTGACATATTTCGGGAATTTTCAATTTATATACCCTCTGAAAATTACGTCACCGATTTTTATCTTTACATACGCGCCGTAGGCGCTCTTGATGGAATATTTACATTCTTTTAATTAACTTTGTAAAAACGTCTATCCTATGAATCGAATTATACTGATTGGAAACGGCTTTGATTTAGCACATGGATTAAAAACGAGTTATAAAAATTTTCTCGATGATTATTGGCAGAAATGGTATATGCGACTTCTTTCTTGTAAAGATTGCCAAATATCGGATGAGTTCTATCATTTTGAGATAAAGAATGGCGATAATTCAGAGGTTCATGAGGCGATAGGGCATTTGTTCTATTTACTAATTATGCATCTAAATACGAATATGACATTAGAACAAATAAGAGCTAATGAACATATTGAAATCAAATCATTTGAAGACTTATCACAATTATGTAAACTTCTTAATGAATATCAAGATAAGATACAAAATTCTTCATGTAGAATACATCATGCATTTGTAAGCCAATTATTTACAGAGATTCATAATCCGTATAATGATAAATGGGTAGATATCGAAAACGAATATTACCAACTATTGAGTAAAACATATTATGGCAAACAATCTGAATATGAAACCGCGGAAGATTTGAATGCCGATTTAAATGTCATTAAAGAAAAATTAAGCGAGTATTTAGGCAAAATTCAAGATGAAAAAATCACGGATGAACTGTATAATGATAGAATAAAGAAGATAATATTTGAGTTGGTTAATCTTCAAGATATATCTATGGATGGGCAAGACTTATTTTGGAAAGATTTTTCAACCCAAATATCTCAATTGCCAGGTGGAATGTGTGCTGCAGAGATAGAAGATGAGATGCAGAAACACCCTGAATATGAAATCATGAATACTCCAGAACAGGCTTTTCGTGCAATGATGAAAGATAAGTTAAGTAAAGGCCAGCTAACAGATTTTCTTCTTCCGAACCGAACACTTCTACTTAATTTTAATTATACAAATACAGCCGAGAAACTATATGCGAAATCGGATGATATAAACTGTGAGTTGATACATATTCACGGAGAGTTAAACAACCCTGACAATCCTATCATTTTCGGGTATGGAGATGAAATGAATGAAGATTATAAAAAGATAGTCGATTTGAATAACAATGGGTATTTGGAAAATATTAAATCCATTCGCTATCTCGAAACAGACAACTATCGCAAGCTTCTGTCTTTTATAGATTCTGCTCCTTTTCAAATATATATAATGGGACATTCGTGCGGTAATTCCGACCGTACTTTGCTAAACACCCTTTTTGAACATAAAAATTGTGTATCAATAAAGCCATATTATTATCAAAAGGAGGACGGGACAGATAATTATATTGATATTATACAGAATATTTCTCGTGATTTTAAGGATATGACACTGATGCGGGATAGAGTTGTAAATAAAAAATATTGTACACCATTAATACCACGATAAAACAGCTTAATAGTTCTAACTCCAACAGATTATCTGTTGGAGTTTTTTGTTAATATACTGCCCACGAACAGATACATGAATCAAAGCCCCCTCCCTATTGTCAAATGTAAAACCGTTTTATATATGAAAACACTTGACAGAAAGGCGGCGGAGATTTTCCGCGCATTGTTGGCTTTGCAAACAACTAAAATCGACAACTCGGACGGTACATATATGCCCGTCTACCTTGAACTAATCGGCCGCATCGACAACTACAACTTTTTCTCGCTGGCTCATTACGGACAACAGAACGGAGATGCCATGCGCGACCCCGAAATGCTCTTTGCCCTGCACAAAGAAACACAGCAATTCATCCCGTACTATTATCGCAATGACTACTGCGGCATAGAGCAGAACAGCGTGAAATGGTCGGAAGACGGAATAGCGTTGAATCCTCGCTTGCAGGCAGAACACACTACATTCGCTAATCAATGGCTCCGCAACATAGCCGCACAACAAGGAATCCTATGACAGCACAGCGATTGGTGGAGAACTGCGTACTGACGAATCAAACCGCAGTCGTGGATGAAATGCTGAACAAGCACTTGCTTCCCGAAGAATATATCTATCCGTTCCTGGGTGATGTCATGGAATGGTGGTTGATTGATTCGTGGCTGGCCGAACAACTGAAACGTGAGGGAGAGGTTATCATTGAGGAATACGGTTGCTATTGGTGGGGCAGACAGTCAAGCGGGCAGGCAATCTACATGGACAGCGTTATACAAGAGATAGCCGCAGGATAACGCGCGGAACACTCTATATACGCTGTCGGTCGGTTGGCTGATTATCGGCTACTTGTAACTCTTACGGCTATTACCAAACCGTCAAAACAGATTTTAAGTCGGCATATTCTCGATAATTGAGGGTTGGAATGTTTTGCAACTCCCGATTTGAGGGAATATGTCGGCTTATTCTTTATAGCGGAATATCCCAAGCAATAAAGAACTTTTTAGAACATCAATCTTGATTTTCTGAAAGTTTAACGCGTACTTTGTAACTACAATACCCCACGAGTGTTGCGTATTGAGAAACATTTTTTAACTTTGTGATGCTATCTGAACGGGTAGCGACATATTAGTTTAGTGAAAGTGTTTCGCTAATCCTTGCGTAGAAATCTGACAGTTTCAATAAAGACGAGGATAACGACAACGCTCATCACCGTATATAGGCATATATCATCTGATATATTCTATTCGGTGTGGGGTATTGTTTCTTATTCGTCTTTAGGTTTTGTCAGAACCTCTACGCAAATAACGAACAACTCCACACTTTCTTTTTGCATATAAACCCACCGCAGTAGGAGTTGATACGGTACATTGGAAATTACTATGTCCCGATTTGAGCAAGTAGCCCAAGCGGTTGCCGAAGATTCCTATTTGAAAGAATGGTTAGGGAAAGTTACGCGAATTATCGACGACTATTCTCCTGCTGAACTAACAGAAGACAAAATCATTGAAACGGTCGCAAATAGCATGATTGCTCGTAGCGGGGATGATGTCCCCAATGATAATGACCGTATTTTCTTTACAAAAATCCTATGGGTTATCCTTGAACGGACGATAGGAAATCATGAATTTCTGCCCAATGCCGAGAACGTGTTGCAAAAGAAACTACATGCAAAGCAAGTAGCCTTACTTACAGGGAAAGTTCAAAATTGATTTATTAACCTAAAATACATTTGTTATGAAAAAACTATTGGCTTATGCCGCATTATTTGCGGTGGTTGCGCTCACATCGTGTAAATACGATGATGATGACCTTTGGAACAGCGTTCACGGATTGGAAAACCGTGTCGCAAAATTAGAGGAACTCTGCAAGCAGATGAACACAAATATTTCATCGTTGCAGACTATCGTAACAGCATTACAAAACAACGTCTATGTTACGGGGACTACACCTCTTATGAAAGACGGCAAAGAAATCGGCTATACAATTACTTTCAGCAAAGGTAACCCTATTACCATCTACCACGGTAAAGACGGACAAGACGGTGAAGATGGGATAACACCCACTATCAGCGTAAAGAAAGATACTGATGGTGTCTATTATTGGACGTTGAACGGTGAATTTATCGTGGTCGATGGTGGAAAAATCCAAGCCGAGGGCACAAACGGAACCAACGGCACGACCCCGCAATTCAAAATCGAAAATGATTATTGGTTTGTTTCCTATGATAACGGAACAAATTGGACGCAATTAGGTAAAGCAACAGGTGAAGATGGCGTTGGTAGCGATTCTATGTTTTCGGGCGTAGATTATGAAACCAGCACGGACTATATAATTTTCACTTTATCGAACGGTACGCAAATCAAACTGCCTACATGGTCTGCATTTGAAGCCTTACAGCGTCTTTGCAACGAAACGAATACCAACCTTTCAGCCTTACAGACGATTGTAACAGCACTCCAAAACAACGATTATATTACGAGTGTAGACCCGCTGACCGAGAACGGCAAAGTGGTAGGCTACACGATTAAGTTTGCCAAGAGCAACCCGATTGTAATTTACAACGGTAAAGACGGTGCAGATGGAAATACACCCGTTATCAGCGTGAAGAAAGACACGGACGGCATCTATTATTGGACGCTGGACGGAGAGTTTATCGTTGTGGACGGACAGAAGATAAAAGCACAAGGGACAGACGGTAATAATGGCGCGGATGGTTCAGACGGTGTTACGCCGAAACTCGAAATTCGAGAGGGCTATTGGTGGATTTCCTATGATAACGGAACGAATTGGTCGCAGTTAGGCAAAGCCACAGGAGAGGATGGCAAGGATGCAGACAGCATCAAAATCACGCAGGATGAGAACAATGTTTACTTTGAATTGGCAGATGGTACGGTAATCACGATTTCCAAAACAGGACAATCGGCAGACCCGAATGTCATTCAATTTGAGGATGCATTAGTAAAGGCTATTTGCATTACTAATTGGGATACGGATGGAGATGGAGAACTGTCATATGAGGAAGCCGCAGCCGTCACAACGATTGGTACAGAGTTTAACGGGAAAGGGATATTTGCATTTGATGAATTACAATATTTTACTGGCATGACATCAATTCCCTCATCTGCATTTTCGGATTGTAGCGAATTATTATCGATAAAATTGCCTGATAATATTATTTCAATCAATGATACAGCCTTTGCTCGTTGCCAATCTCTAAGAGAAATTCATATCCCTGCGAGTATAGAATCCATTGGGACAAGGGTTTTTTATTATTGTCAATCTCTAAGAGAAATTCATATTCCCGCGAATACAGAATCCATTGGCAACGGAGCATTTGAATCCTGTACGAAATTAACAACCGTAACATTTGGCAAAGAATCCAAACTAAGAACAATTGCAGGAAGTTATGGAAACAGCTCATCTTATTGCTATGGAACTTTTATGTCATGTCAGAATTTATCCGCAATTGAAATTCCTGCAAGCGTAGAAACTATTGAAGCCGCGGCATTCCATAATTGTAAATCCTTGGCAACAGTAACTTTTGAGAAAAAGTCACGGTTAAGAACAATTGGCGGAGGTTATGTTAGCGCTTCTAAGAGCCATTATGGTGCATTTTCGAACTGCACGGTATTAACAGACATTGAAATCCCTGCAAGCGTAGAAACGATTGAAACGGCGGCATTCATGGGTTGTTCGTCCTTGCAAACAGTGACTTTCGAGAAAGGATCACGGTTGAGAACAATTGCAGGTCAAGGGCTTTCGACGGGTACTATATCTGTTACTCATGGCGCATTCTATAAATTGGAAAAATTGATGACTGTGGATATGTCCGAATGTACTCAAGTAGAATCCATTGAGAACTGCGCCTTTCACGGTGATTCCGAACTGCAACTATTCAAGATCGGCATGAAAACGCCACCATCATGTGGGTTCGCTGCATTCTCGGACATAAATTCTTCTTCTGTACTAAAAGTACCTTCGGGTTGCACCGACGCCTATAAAGCCGCAAGTGGTTGGAAGAACTTTGCAAGCATTACAGGATTAGATGAATAAATGCAAACCTTCTCCTGCTATGTTTCGGCATGGCAGGAGAGATTAAAAGAAAGAGACTATGGAAAAATTAAGAAAAATTGAATATTACATATCGGATAAATATGACCCCCAAGCAGGTTTTATGGATGGAGGCGATGAAAATGATAGCAAGACTGCGATAGGCTTGTTTCACCGATTTGCAGATTCTTATCATATCGATAACGGTCGGTATTATCCTTTGACAGAAGCTATTATTGAAGATGAAAAGACGGGTGAAATTAGCCGTATAAAGTGTAACCGCATTATACGATTTGTTAACGAGTGAGAATATCTTAATTGATTCTCTTTAATAGGACAGACTTGTGCAAAAGGGTTAATATATAGACCCTCTGCACAAGTTTGTCCTTTCTATTTTACTTGCATAAGTCACAAATTTTTCGTATATTTACATCATAATCAAAGATTTAATAACAACATAAATTTTAGCTAAAATGTATAAAACACCAAAAACAGAATGAAAAATCGGCAAGGAAAAACGGGATGACAATCAAATATCCTACATTGCCAAATCCGTAGCCTATGATGATGATTACGGGGTCTGCCTATTCGTCGGAAGAAAAGAAGATGAAACCGTTCCGTTTACCTTTTACTATTTCTTTGCGTTGGACATCGACCAACAGCAACCCGTAAAAATGACATTCCAAAGACGAGGAAAGAAGATGGTTTCGATGTCTTGTCCGTTGGATAATATAAAAGGAGATATAACGCTAATCATGCCTAACGTTATTGAGTTTTCAAATTCCGCAGATAGCGTAAACCTTTTTGCCGTTCACAACAAGAGCGACGCCGTTAGCTTTACATATACAGCAACGAACGGAACGCAGAAAGAGTTTCGTTTCCCACTCACGGGGTTCAATGAAAAGTATTTAGAGCAGTTCATAGTATAAGTCAATAGATATAGTCTCCAAAGAATGATAATATAGTTTTATAACTTTGTTGGGGAAATAATTCTTTAAGGTAAGATGAGTGTGAAATACTATCCATTTGCATCCATTTTATTTCAAATCGCTGAAGAATAGGATTCGTATCGACTTTTGTTGATTTGCATGGCAAAGTCGCTTGATAACCAGACCATTCACACGATATTGAATTATTTATGCAATTAGAGAATCTAAACTTGCATTTTGAAGAATTTGAATCTATATTTAGCTGTGGATAAATCAACCAACACTGACCAATAAATTGACATAGTTGTCGGTAAAATGGATCTGCTTGGGAATCTAAAAACTCGTCAATGGATATTTCAAAGTTTTCTAATATACATAACAAATGGGTAACTTGATTATAGGTGGAGATAAAATAATTAAACCCATTATGTCCATTTTGCCAGCTATACGGTGGAATATTCTCTTTTCTGATATTGTAATTGGATTGGTTTAAGAAATGGGTAATGTGCCGAATGTTGGTAATTATATTTTCACAATTCTCATATTTCTGCATAATAAGGTCTACCAATCGTTCACAAATAGCAGAAAAAGTATCTTTACTAAAAGGTATTTTCTGTAAAATCCATTCTTCAATCACATCATTCAATGAATATTCATAGGGCGTGGAAGACGAGAATTTATGAATATAACCCGTAAAATCTGTTCTCTCTCCATATAAATGATGAAAGATATTCTTGATGTTTTGAAAATGACAGACCAGCAATATTTTATCGAAATTGTATTTATTCAAAGGGTTGCCATGTGCAAGTTTTTGTTCTGAATAATCTTGCATATCCCAATGCGCAGAAAATACATTGAGGATGCGGAATATATGGGCAGGATCAATCCTATCCATATCTTCAATAACAAGGATAACTTGCTTGCCACTATTTTCTTTAATATCTGTTATTAGTTGATAAATAATCCGTGATATAGGGTCAAATTCATATATCCCTCCTTTTTGGCTTGCAAATTCATCCAAATATGATTCGATACTATCGGACTGGGAATGACCGACTTCCTTTGAAAAGTTTTTGAACTTGGCAATGTTGTCCCGAAATACTTTTATAGCATCTTGGGGAATATTAGCTAAAGAGGATGCAACTAAAGAAACAATATCCGACACAAGGTCTTTCCCATTTTGATTGAAGAATCCCCATAATCTCAATGAAAAGCCATATTTTTCATCCGAGAAATCAATCTCGGATGTCATCAAGATTTGCAACAATATATCTCGCTTAATATACTCAAAAATATCTTTGTTTTCAGCGACCTGATAATTGATAGGATATATTGTTAGGAACAAATACTTATCGGATAATTGCTTCTTAACTTCATTCAGAAAGAAACTCTTTCCGTCTCCAAATCGTGCAGACAGAATACCTCGACAATTATTATTAAGATATTCAGAAAAAGTCGTGACTTCGGAATCTATCGGAATAATATCGTTCATAATGCTTGGGTTATTACGCATATCAAAAATACAATTTTTAATATAGAAATCAAAGCTACTGAAAATTGCTGAAAACAGACGAACGGCGAGAGGGGAAAATTTTTCGCCGATTTTTTAGTATCTAATGATGGCTTTTATCTATGTATCTATAAGATATACAGCTAATTCACCTATTTATTAATCAATCATGGTTTCTGTAACTGTGTAAACCAACGTGTAAACCGCAGAGCATTCGTGTTTGTAAATTACTGTATAATAGCAATTTATTTATTTTGAGGAACGTCTGGGGGGCGTGTGGTCGCTGGTTCGAATCCAGTCACCCCGACTGATGAAAAATCCTTGATATTCAATCGAATATCGAGGATTTTTCTTTTGTGGTATATAGTCTGAAAAGCGGCGGTGGTATAATCGGCATTTCGAAAATTCCACTTTGAAATAATCGGATTTCAACCTCCGATCTTGAAATATCGACAAAAAAAGCAAAATTTAAGGGACGTTTAAAACATGCTTAAACGTCCCTTAAATTTGGATTACCCCCTATCTCTATTTATAATTGTAGTAACTTGGGGTATATTTATCCAAAAATAATAGCAGCCAAGATTGCCAGCCACACCATACCTCCTCCTGCGAGCGTCCATAGAATGTCCTGCATGTCGGCTTTCGGGTCGATCTTGCGCTCCTTGACAACGGCGGCCGTCATTACGGCGATTATCGACACCAACAAGGGCAGCCACCGCCACCAGGCGCCCAACGGCACGGCCACGATCAACGCCGCGGAGGCGATGACCGCCCCGACTGCGAAGTGTTGGTATTTGTCTTTAGCGATGGCGTTGAGCCATCCGACGAGTTTATTGATAAGTCTTTTCATATATTTGCGGTATTTTGAGAGTTAGGCCGACAAGTTACTTATCCGGGAATCGCTCCCTGATCTCGGCCTTCTTGGCAAGATAGAGTGCCTTCTGCTCGTCGGCTTCGAGTATCTTGCCCTCGGCCAGATAGCCTTCGTAGGCCATCAGATATTGATCCGCTTCGGCCCGGTAGGCCATTTCCCGCAACTGTTCGGGATCGGGCTGCGGCTCCGGTACAGACGTGTATTCTTCCCAGCCGACCCGGATGCGGTCGCCGTTGTCGGTGTAGACCTCGCGGAGATCGTTGCCCGGGGTCGTGATCTCCGGGCGCTCCGTATATTCCACGGGTTTGTACCCCATCGGGCCGAGGATCTCCAGCCCGGGGTTCATGATAACCATCCCGCCCTGCCGCACCTCGCCGGGGGCCGGGATCAAATATCCGTTTTCAAGTTTTGCGTATTGCATAGCGTTGTTTTGGTTATTCGTTATATAATATCTCCGGCGCACCGTTGGCCGCCATGTCGTAGCCTCCGATCGACTGAAACAGCGGCTCCATACACTCGTCCGACAGCGGCAACTGCTTCGCGCTGTCGAGCCAGGAGGTCGGAACAGTAACTGATTCTATTGACAAAACTTCAATTGTCATAGCGCCGGATCCATATATCATGGCATAATTGGACGCTGGGTCATCGGGGGAAAGTTTTGACACCGAGAAGAATTCATATTCTCCATTTGCAGACGGTATTGTATGATATACGTTCCCAAGAACGCATGTTGTAACACCTGACTGATAATCGCTAACCTTCACCCTCATCTTAAGGCCTTCTCCGAGAATGTATCTACGAGTCAAGTAGCAGTACATCGTTTTCGATACTCCTCCAGGAAAAGTATATGGATTTTGCGTACTGAAATGAGTAAATCCTATTGATTCTTTTCTCGACCCCATCAGATTCTGCGGCAGGTATTCGGCAAGGAGGCCGACAGAGGTGATGCTGTTGACGGTAATAGTTAAATGTCTATTTGGATCACCGTCACTACCACCGTAAATTGGGAAATTATTTACATATCGTTCGTTATAAACTACAATATCAAACGTGCCATTTTGGGCAGGGATAGGATATGATATACCTGCGAAAATACGCGGAGATCCTAATTGATAGTCTGAAACAGTCACATTGATTTTATAATATTTTCCGATGGTTATAGGATTCCCGGTTATATTATAGTAATAAGGCGAATCAGATCCGTCCCATGTAAAAGAATTACTACCAATTAGATTTACCGATAATAGCTCCCGCATCGCCTTCGGCACGACGTACCCCATCGGGTCGCCGTTGTTGTAATGTGCGGTAACATCATCAGCCGAAAGACACATATTCCACACCCGGACGAAACCTACGTCCGAGGAGTTGGCGATAGCGAGTTGGAGATCGCCCATATCCTTCACCTCGCTCTGCTCTTTGGTGACCTTCAATTCACCGTTGATGTACGCCTTTACCGTTGTGCCTTGACGGGTAATAGTCAGCAGATATTTCTCGTCCGCAGTCGGGGCTTGCCAATAAGGATATATACTATCTGCATTAGACGCTCCATCTGCCGGGGCTTCCATGAGAATAGAATATATTCCATTCTCATAGGAGTTAGAATTGTGTAAAAATATACTTCCTTTTGCGTAGACCGAATAAACTCTCTTGTTAAAAGCAAATGGATAACTCTGATTCGACCCATAAGAGTTCATATACAGCTCCAAACTGAAATCAGAGGTACCAATAGGAATTGGCGCAGATTCAAATCTGGTGTCATTTACGCCATTACCGAATTGCTTATACCCCAACTTCACCCCGCGCTGCAGCCGCTTGGCCTGCCGGTAGGCGGCCATCTTCTGCACGTTGTTGTAGTAGTACAGCAGGCTATTCATCGTAGGTCATGTTGCCCGCACCGAACAGGATGCAGATGGTGTAACTCTTGTTCTCCTCGGGCTTCGTCCAGCCCGTGATGTTGAAGTCCTCCGGATAGGAGAACTGCGTAGCCGTAGCGCCCGACGTGAAGCGGATGATTGACGGCTTCGTCGAGTTCTCGACGCTCGCAATATTCAGCGAGGTCAGTTCTCCGCAGACGTACATCGTCCCGCCCCTGACATCCAGCGAAACGGCAGAACCATCGACCTGCTGCACGATAGTGCCGTCGTCCGCCCGGTATTCCGAGGTTACGTAGCCTTTGGTCGCATCGTCCCAAAAAGCCCAGTATTTGAGCCCCCCGACATCCACGATCTTCGGAGGGTGGTCGGCCAGAGATTTCGCACGCGCAGCCTGCTGGTCGGCGTTTGAGGCTGATTTTTTTGCACGTTCAGCAGCCTTATCCGCACTATCAGCAGCCTTATTAGCTTTGTCTTTTGCGATGACAGGTCCTTCTGCATATTCCTGTTCGGTTCCCTCATAACCATACTTCTGTGCGATCTCATAGGCCGACTTTCCGTCCAGTCCATAACGCAAAGCATGATCTGTCAGGATAATATGGGTTAGTTTATCATCCATAAAAATCCATTATTTTTGTATCTGTAAGTATAAGTAATCGGTTGGTCAACGTTTTTTTATAACCTGACGCCTTTACAGTATAGGTCGTTTCGAGCGTTGCGATACCCGCATCGAGTTTTCCGGTTTCCGAGGATGGGATATTGAACACAGCCCGATCTGTTCCTTTGACGATCGGCAGCCCGCTGCCTTGCGTCGATCCGTAAATTCTCGGCCCGTTCCCGGTCGTGTAAACCAACATGTCGATCTCCACCTCTTCGAGAGAAACTCCCGTCGGATATACGGCAATCCCCATGCTGTCGCCTTTGGCATATATCGGTAATTTCGGTATCATTTTACAGGTCGTTTAAACAGGTATTTAACCCATGCGAACCATTTGCGGCGTTTCAGATACATCTGATCGGCCTGGTTGTCGTAACACTCCCGCTCAAGGGCTATGTCTCGGTATGCCGTGTCGTATGGCGGCAGCAACCATTCGAGGGCCCAAAGGGTGCAGTACAGGATGACATGGTAACAGATCGGCACAGTACAGAGCCACCGCCAGGATAATCCGCAGGCAGGAATCAGTACCAGGAGCGCCGTCGCGTAGAGGATCAGCCACTCGATCTGCTGCCGGGTGTGTATGGCTTCGTGGTTCTCTGTTTTTGGTGTCAGGTTCTTGTTCTTGGTGAACAGGACCCCGAAAAAGTTGATTGTCCGGGCCTTGCCCAGCGGAATCAGGTTGTTGTGAATGACGATCATGCCGTAATGATCTTATTCCAGCCTCCATTCATTGTGTCGGCACATTTGTAGTTCTCATTATCGGTGGAGCTGAAATAACTGTATTCATACCTACTACTCTGGCACATGAATACATTGTAACTGAAATGTATACCGCCATCGCAGATACATTGAGTAAGGTTTCTGCAATGATAGATTCCAATCGAATCAATCGAATATTCATCTGATCTTACATTGCATTGCAGCATATTTTCGCACTCCATAAACCCCCAAGCCTGATGACTTTTCGAGTGGATAAATATGGAGCAACGGATCAGATTCTTGCAATTGAAGAAACAATAGGGATCATCTGGCGTATAAATATCAGCACCCTCGCACTTGCAGTCCTCCAAGTTAACCATATTTACAAATCCGTGACCTTGTCCCGTCGTTTTTACACATACTCCATGGGCGCTGTAACCACTCTCTAAACTTGGAATTGTGCTGTACTTTAAGCATGAATCACTACCTGCATATTGGACGAGGCTTCCGGGCTGTCCAACAATCCGTTTGGTATTGGGATGCAGCAGAATGCCACTTGATGGAGCCGTCCATGTCCCTTTCTTGATCAGAACACACGTCGCATTGGGGTTGTTGTTCAGTCCAGCCAAAGTAGCGTTGCTATCCACAACGTAATCGAATGGTGTATATTTCGCTACGTCCTGAATGGCCTTGTTCCAGGCAGTGCGCTCGTTATCAGTGATAAGCCGATGTGTAGCATCCTGAATCGCGTCGATGAACCGCACGCCGCCGTCCCGGGTGATCTGCACATAGCTGCCCGCAGGTTTTACGGTTGTTGCCACAGCCTTGTAGATGTGGGCGATGGGCTTGACGTTGCCGTCGTTGTAGACATCCGTTTCGGTCTCGCAGCCCAGTGTGAGGTAGACGGGCAGGGCTGTCGCAGTAATCCCGGCAAAGGGCACGACGACCTTGACCGTCGCATTGTCGGCCCCGGACCCTTCGAGCACGACCAGACCGGGCGCTATGTCGTACTTGCTGCCGTTTGCCTTCACCTCGCATCCGGAAAGGACAAAAGCCCCGTACTGGGAGAAGAAGCCGTCGATCACCTTCAGCGGCTCCTCCTGGAGTGATACGAACGCATCGCCGTACCAGTTACGGACGCCGAGCACTTGTGTTTGTCTTTTCATCTTTGGTCTATTTTATACGTTGTTAAAGCAGCCCTGTATTTCTCGATGTCGGCCCGTATCTGTTCGGCATCGACACCTGCCGGAATATGGACGATGAAGTCCACATCCCCGAACTGCTCGCGGTTCTCTCCCCGGAGCGATACTACCGCCGGAGTACCTTCGCCCCTGTTCAGTCCCACGGGGACTGCCACGCCCACACCTTCGGAGCGTATCCCGACCGCAAACCCCGTTTCACGGTAGGATTCGATCGTGATGTCCGCCGCTCCGTATTTGTTGCGCAGGAACTGTTCGAGCACTCCTTCCTGATTGGTCACGTTGAGCAGTTTACGGGTTTCGTCGCGCCACAGGCTGAAGGCGGCGAACAGGTCCGCCAGCGGCTTTACAAAGGCCCGCAGAATCCGCAGACGGACGGGTTGACGCTTGTGTTCCGGCAGGAGCTGCCGCACCTGGTTCCGGAAGTCTATCTTATAGTTCCTCATAGCGATTTGGTAGATGTCAGGGTCAGCGTGTTCCCCTCGGCTGCGTACTCGAAATACCCTGCGGCCAGTTCGGCCAACACATCGACGGGGGCGAAGTCCGCCCCGGCGCTGGTCTTATGCTCGAGCCTTACGACCTTTACCGTCACGACACCTTCGGCGTGCATTACGGCGTCTACGAGCCGCTGGGCATAGAATACGGCATCGAATGACAGCGAGGTCTTGAACGTCTCGAGGGCCTGTTCGACCTTCTCGCGTACAACACTCGAGGGGGTTGCCGGGTCATAATACACCACCAGGTTGTAACGTATCGTATCGGCAGTCGTGCTTACGATCGTCGTAGGAATACCCGTCGTGTGGATCGTGTCGATGTAGTCGGTCAGGTTGCGGCGTTCGCTGTCGTCCAGAGGGATGATCCGGCCCTCTCCGTCGGTTTTGGCCACGCGGATCGAAATCATCTTGTAGGCCTCGTTCACAGCCACGACTTTCACGATCCGGCTGTCGGGATCGTCCTGTTCGTAGTAGAACTGCGCCGTGTTCTTGTCGAATACCAGTGTATGTCCGTTCTGAAAGCGATAGCACATTTCCGCATACCACAATTTAGTGCCCGGGGTGATCTTGGCCGTCAGCTCGTCAACCTCCTGGCGGAACAGATCGAGAATTATTTCAAAGGCGTGGATCGCCGCTGCGACCACATAGGTCCACAGCCGCCACTCGGCGACCTTCGAGGTCGAGAGCTTCGGGAAATAGGTCTGCAGGTCGGTGATGATCGACTGCTGTATGTCGTTAATCGTTCTGGCCATATCGGTAGGTTGTTATGTCGTTTCCCAACTCTTTGAGCGTGTTCTTGCGCATCAGGCCGCTTTCGTCGTCGATGCGCAGCTGTGTCCCCGGCGCGACGGCCACGTCCAGGTAAAACCCCGTTTCGCCGATGCTGTCGATCCCCAACTGCACGAGGGCTTCCGGATCGTTGGCGATCTGTGGATTCAGGGCAAGGATTTCGCCCACGGCCTCGCAGGTTCCATACTGCTCGAGGGCGATGTCGTAGACCGTCTGCCGGGCCTTAACTGTTGCTGTCGTCATATTCTGCGCTTATCGTCAATGTTCCATCCGTAGCGTAGTCCACGGCATCGACCCGCATTCCGTCGCGCTCGCACTGCTTGCGCACGGTTCGGAGGAAGTCCGCCGGATCGGTGTCATGCAGGAACGATACACAGTCGACGCCGACGGTGGGCGCCTCCTTGAAATCGCCCTGGCTTGCCAGCAGCAGGTCCCGCTTGTGCTGCTCCGTCGCCTCGGTCCGGATCAGATCGTCGGACAGCTCCACGTCTCCCGTCGAAGTCTGTAAAATGTCGATCATCGTATCAGTGCGTTACGTTGGTGTCCTCATAATCCCCGCGCCGGACCTTGTCGTGCTTCGATGCCGGGGCGGGAACCTCTACGGGCTTGGGATTGTTCTGCGCCGATGCGCTTCCGGTCACGGCCACCGCTCCCGAGGGAATGGTGTGTGTATGCGTGTTGAAGGCCTCGATCAGGTCGTTGATCTTGCGGGTGAGCGGCTCGATGTTGATCAGTCCGCCCAGCTCGCCGCCGTTCAGGACGATCTTCGGGGCCGAGGCCTCGATCCGTTCCCCGTCGCAGGTCATGGTCACCTGATCCCCGAGGGTGAAGATCACCTTGTCGATCTCGGAGAACAACGCCACATACAAGCGGTCGCTCGCGTCGATCCGGGCGACGATCACCGCGCTCTCCCTCTTGGGGATCAGCACCCTCCCGCGCAGGTTCTCCTTCTCGACGGAGTACAGCAGCACCCCTTCGTAAACAATGCCGCCGATCTGCACGTCGCACGTCCTGGCGTTCTCGTCGACACTTTTGACCGTGCCGTACATGGCCGCCTTTGCCGCATTGCGCAACCGCTCTGATAACATCATGCGGACCTCGCGTATCTCTTTCTCGCTGCTCATTTTTTTATCCCTATTTCCACGGTCCGGCGTGCTCCGCCCGTCCCGTAGGTTGTTTCTACTCCTTCGATGTAATACCGTCCGTCCCGCTCGTGGTAGACCTCGTCCTCGATCTCGGCCACCATGCACGGGGCGGCATAGGGCTGCAGGAAGGCGGTGATCCTGCCTGCATAACCGTCGTAACTGTATCGCTTCAATTCTGCCGCCGCCAGGGCTGCCAGTTCCTGCTGATCCTTCACGTCATAGAAGTACAGCTTCTTCTCCGTCCCGTCCTTCGGACCGATCTCGGCCTCGACCTTCGTCCCGTCCTTGTAGATGCACACGGCCTTGATCTTCAGCTTCACGTCTTCGGCCCGCTGATATTTCAGATCGTCGTCCTTCACCACGTTGTAGCGCAGGCGGTATTTCACGGCATCGCCGACGACCTTGTAAGGCTCGCAGGCGTAGACACGCCCCTCGAGGTCGAACCATACCGCCAGGCCGTACTTGGTCTGCAACTGTCCCAGGACCCACGCCACGGGCTTATTGTCCGCAGGGAATGCCTCGAGGGTCAGCGTCGCGGCATATCCCACCTGCAGGCCGCAGGCTTTCAAAACAGCAGCGAGCGTGGTCTTCCCCTGCAGCGTGACATTCCGGCGGCGGGTGGTGTAGAACTCGTCCTCGCAAACGATCTCGAGGGGCGTCTGCAAGTTCAGCTGCTTCACATAACCCCGAAATTCGGTGTACAGGCGTCCGTCATACCCGAGCTGGATTTCCACCGGATCGCCCGCCTTGATCACCTGTGCAGTCTCGACGTAGGCCGGAGGGGTCCCAGTCTGCCGGAGCACCGCCGTCACCGGAACCTTCACCGAAGCCGTGGCCCCGATCGTATGGATCGAGCGCTTGATCTTGATGTCATGCACTCCGCCGAAATACTTGCTTCCGATGGTTATTTTACTGCACGGTAGATACATGGCTATTGCACTATCAGTTCAAAAGGTGAATCCGTTTCGCATTCGATCGTCACCGCCTGGCCATCCTCCACACCGGGCGTCGGCGGGTACTGGATGTCCGTGATCACGACCCGGTCGCCCTCGTCGAGCAGCAGGTCCGTCAGCACGCAGATCAGTTCGACCGATTCGTTGATGTTGTAAAGTTCCTTCATGCGCGCAATCTGCGCCTCGGGATAACTGCCGTCTGCGGACCTGATGAAGGCCGCGACGGAGATTTTGTAGTCTCCGATGCTGATCAGCTCCTTGACCGACCCGCGGCGGCCCACCAGAGGCGTACGCACGATGTTCTTGGTTCCGGTAATGCTGATCACGGCGTTCTCCAGTTCGAGGGTGTGATCCTCGCCCCGTATGTCCTGATGCCTGATGAATACGGGCATGAAGTACCACCTGCCCAGGGCATCCTTCTTGTACAGGCGCGTACCTTTCACGAGCTCTTGCTGCGGAGCTGGAGAGGTCGGGATGTCGAAGTTGTCCCCGGTGTAGCTGCCGGCCGGACGATTCGGGGAAAAGGCTCCCGGATAAGGCAGGCCCTTATAGCCGATGATCGACTGCAGCAGGTGCTCGATGTTATACTTATGCTTCATATTCGTCCAAGACTTTTTTCAGTACGGCAGTGACTTCCTCCTCGATCTGATTGTAGCCCTTCCCGTCGGCGTTGGCGATGTGTATCTCGATCGTGTCGCAGAATTTGCTCATCGTGACACCTCCGCGGCGCTGACTGTTGTATGCCAGTTCCGTCGGTGTCGGCCGGGCCGTTCCCCCGGACTGCGGGAGCGTAGTAGCCGCCACCGTGAGCGGCATGGCCAACGATGCCGCCGCGGTCGCCAGGGACGGAACCCGCACCGCCGAAAGCCGCGAGGCGATGGCCGTGTAGGCCGCCGATCCTTTCATGTCGGGGATGATCTTGTTCAGATCGAGCACCGTCTTGCTCCCGGACCCGGTCCCGGTCCCCGTCTTGGAGAAGTCGATGTTTACCTTTTGTTTCGTGCGGGGCGTCTTCGTGCCGTCCGGGGTTTCAGAAGCCGCAATCAACGGACTGACGGCATTGGCTGCGCCATTCTTGCCGTTTTTCCAGGAGAGCTCCCAGGAGAGGGAACTCCCGGCATCCTGCGCGAGGTTCTTCAGGTTCTTGGCCCCGTCGACGATGGCCTTCTTGCGGCTGTCGATGTCGCCCGAAATCTGCGAGATCATCGCCTCGTTCTCGGCCTTGTCGCCCAGGCCTACGGCCTTCTTGAACTTGTACCACCCGAGTTTTATGTAATCCAGGCCGATCATAATACCGTTGACCATCGTGCTGAACTCGTACTTGATCGTTTCGACGAACAACTTGCCCGTCAGCTTCATAAACTTGACGACGCTGTCCCACTGCTTGCCCCAGCCCTCGACCTTCGTAACGCAAACGGTGATGACGGCGATCAGGGCCGTGATCCCTGCCACGATCCAGGTGACCGGACAGCCCCACAGAGAAGCGTTCAAAAGCCACTGTACGCCTGTCCATGCCACCGTTGCCGCCTTTACGGCTCCGGCCCACACGGTGTGTAGTTTTTCCGCGCTGGTGACAAAACCGATCGCCTTGCCGAACAGCCCGAACAGGGGTAAGAGTTGCGAAACAGTTACAGCCTGCTGCGCGATGATCGTGGCGTAACCGCCAGTTGATCCCGTAAGTTCGAAAAACCCGATCTTCAGGTCGTCGATCCGGGCCTGGCAGCGTGCCATCATCTGCTGCACGGTGTCGGTGCGGATCGCGGCCTGCTCCTGGGCGACATTGGTGGCCGTGACTTGGGCGGTCATTTCGGCCACGGCATCCGAGTTCTTGATCAGAAACTGCGCTGCGGCGATGTTCTCCATGCCGAACACTTTCGACAGATAGGCGGCATCCGTCAGGCGGGGCTTCAGGGCATCGAGGGCATCCGAGAAGCTGTTTTTGCGGAAGTCCACGCCGAGGACGGTCTGCATCTTCAGCATGATGTTGCGCAGGGCCGTACCCGCTTCGGCTCCCTTCAGGTTATTTTTCGATAGAACCTCGATCGCACCTGCCGTGTCCTCGACCGTGAGGCCTGCGGCATTGGCCGCCGCACCGACGACCTTGAACGACTGCGAAAGGTCGACGATCTCCGCGGCTCCGTACTTCGAACCTGCCGCCAGAATGTTGATCACCCGGTTGGCCTCCGTAGCCTGAAGACCGAACTGGTTGATCGTTCCGGCCAGGGCCGTGGCGGCATCGTTCATCGACATCCCTGCAGCATGGGACAGCGTGATGGTGTTCTGCTGCAGGGCCTTCAGCCCCTCCATGCCGATCTTGTCCACCTGAATCTGCGAGGCCAGCAGGGCAAAGGCATTCGCCGCCTGCTGCGCACCCAGCCCGCTCTCCTTACCCGTCTGCCGGGCGACTTTCCCCAGGTCGCGCAGCTCGTCGCCCGCGATACCCGTGATCGACGACAGGTCGGCCATCGACTGCTCGAAGCCGATGCCGGGACCTGTTAAATTCGCAACACCTTCGGCTAATTGTTTGACCTGCTCGATAATGGAGGTCAGACTGATTCGCTCGATCTGTTTTTGCAGACCGCCGAATGCATTGGCCGACTTGTCAACGTGTTCCGTAATCTGCCGGGTCGAGTTCTGCACGGATTCGTCGACTTTCTCGACGACCTGCACGATCTTTGTGAACTCCGCAAACATATTCTGTATCGCGATGAAGACATTCCCGCCGATATCTACTTGGTAATTTGCGCGATTATCCATATATTTGCAGAAATTGTATTGCTATGACTGTTGCAGGTTGGATATTCTTGATCTTTGTGGCTGCCGCTTTGCTTAACCTTTTGGGTGAGGGCTTCAAATGTGCCATGCACATCGACAAGTGGCGCGACCTGTGGCAAATCAGGCGGTAGGCGTATATCTGCGTACCCGCTCATTCTCCACCCATTCGGCCATTCTCACCTGAAAGCCCCACGCCTCGTCCGACAGCGTGTCGGGGTCCATGTGCAGCACCGAGCGGATCAGGGCGTTGCCCGCATGCAGCCACCCGTCACCCTTGACGACCTCGGTGCCGCTCAAAGTTTTTTTATTTCCCCGACCCTGATCTCTACGATTTCCGAAATCAGCTGCGACAGCCCCATGAAATAGCGGTCGTCGTCACGCAGTTCCTCGTCGCCTCCGAGCCAGCAGTTCGACAGGATGACTTCGGCGAACTTGAACGGGTCCTCTTTGCCGACCACCGATGCAGCAGCGATCACGTCACGTCCCGGACGATGCAGGTAGCAGGTTTTGCCGTCAACCTCGTAGGCGAATACATCGCCGTGCTTCTTCTTCCATGCCGCGATCTTTGCGGCCATATCCTTCTTTTCCATAATGATTTTATGCGGGTTTAAAGGGTGTTTAAACAGCCCACGGTTCGATGCCGTGGGCTTGTTTTATTTCGACGCGATGTCGTAGTCGATGTCGAGAGCGACGAACGGCATGGCATGCTCGCTTTTCATGTCGCCCGCCTTCATGCCCGAGGGGAGTTCCGAAAACGAGGCGCAGATGATCTGGTCGACCGTGATGGCCGTGCTGTCCTCGGGGATGTAGGAGATCAGAATATCCACATCCACGTCGAGGATGTCCTTGTAGCCTTTTTCACGGGCGGCGCGGTTCATGGCGATGATCTCGCTCTGCAGCAGCGTCAGAGTTCCCGACGCGGCCCGCTGACCGTGCTGGATGCCTTTGGCGTAACGCCCTGCAGCATACAGAGCCTCCTTTGCCTTGGTGAGCTTGTAGTCGACACTGGTCGCTCCGACCACCGGGCGGCCCCACATGATGATCTTGATGGTGCCCCAGTCGTACTCTTTTCCGTTGATTCGTATTTTCATGCTGCTACTGCTTGATTGCCGGATTCTCAAATCCGAGGTTTACGATGATGTACCGCAGCGTGCCCCGCGGTCTGATCCTGCACGAAACCGCCATGCGCCGGGTCGAGAGGACATTCTGCGCCGGATCGACATACGATTTGAAGTCGCTGATCTCGCCCTGCATCGCCACTGCGACGGCGTTGTCGATCAGGCGTTCGTAGTACGAGCACATCTCCTGCGGGATGTTGCCCTCGTCGTCGGTCTCGATGTCGTCCTGAATCTCCTCGATGTAGGCAGTATAGGCGTAGATCGTGGCCTTGTCCGCCACACGTCCGTAGTTCAGGTTGCTGTAATCGTCCGACAGCGGGGCCCCCATGTGGTCGTCGTTCGGGTAGTAGCCGTTCTTCTTCGAGAAGGAGCGGTAGATGATGTAACCCGCCTCGTCCAGCAGGTCGAGCATCGCGTCGCACTCCTCGGGGGTTCTGCCGTTGGTCAGCCATCCCTCGGCGGTGATCGCTCCCGACTTCACGCGGGCCAAAGACTGGTTTACGGAAATCCGTGCGGCGCGTCCGAGCATCTGCCCGATTGCAGCGGTCTTGTTCGTCCGATCGTCGCAGGCCATAACGAAGCCTACACGGTTGGTGCTGCCCTCGCGGGGCTTGTAGAGCTTGTCGGTCTTGCCGTCCCAGCCAGCGGCGGGAATCAGGCACCGGAAGGGCATCACCTTCCGGGCGAAGCTCTCGCCGACGGACTGCGCCGCGGTGGCCGCCGTCACGGCATCCTTGTCGATGCCCGTATCGGTGGTGTCGGCGCTGTACTCGTCGGGCGGCAGACGGTTGATGCCGACCAGGCGGATGCGGCCTTTGGCGTAGGTGATCAGTTTCTTCAGCGGCGAGCCCTCCTCGATGCTGCACATCTGCGAGAGCAGCGTGGCCTCGGAAACGACGAGCAGGTACAGCTCGGCGCCGTCGCCCGTCTCCGTATAGAAGGCCGTCAGCTCCTTGTGTGCAAGGGGGTTGTTTTCAGCCGTGATGCCCAGCCGGGCGATGTCCCGCGAGGAGTTGATCAGGTAGACCTCGTTCAGCGCGAGCTTGTCGGAGACGGCGGCGCCCGTCAGGATCAGCCCGGCGACACCGTCGTCGCTCTGTGCGATACGGCCCAGGTTCCCGTTCTCGAGGTTGATGGTTACGTTAGGTAATGCCATGGTTATCGCACGTTAATGGTTCGTACTTCGCCCTCGCCGAGACCCTTCTGATGGTACTGCGCGAGGTTCTTGTCTTTGTCGAGGAACACCTGCCTGTCGCTGGTGATGTGGAAGGCCTTGCAGTCGGGATAGGCTTTCGCATACTTCTCGGCCAGGGCCTGGAACGGGTCGGCCTTCCGGGCCTGCTCGGCGGCAGCCTCCTCGGCTTCCCTGCGGGCCTGATCCGCTTCGGCCTTCTCGGCATCCTCGATGGCTTTGGCCTCGGCGCGGAAATCAGCCTCCCGGGCTACGGCCTCGGCAACCTTCGCCGTGGCGGTCTGACAAGCCGCTTCCAGGGCCGCCAGGCTCTCCTTGAGAGCAGCCTTCTCCTCGGCGGTTTTAGCGCCTTTCACGGCGTTCTTACCCTCGGCGACCCGTGTCTTTGCGGTTTTGGTCTCGGCTTTTGCGGCTTTCACGGCATCAGCCAGGCGGGCCAGCTCCTCCTTGCGCTGCTCGGCGCTCATGTCTTTAATATCCATGTTTTCAGATTTTTAACAGTTTGCGGGTTTTATAGACCCCGAACAGGATCAGCGACACTGCTGAAACCTGTCCGATACGCATCCAGGTCCGCTGCCAGGTATTCAGGCGGTTGACCTCGACGACTTGAAACTCTTTACGGGTGGACGTATGGCGTTCGATGCGGTCTTTCAAAGTCAGGTAAATAGCCATACTGTCGGCCTGGGCCGTAGCCGTCAGGACATTATCGCGGACCTCGATGTCGGGAGGCTTCAAGCGGTTCCCCGCCTGGTACTCCATCAGTCGGCGCATCTGCACCTGACCCACGCTGTCGCATTCGAGAAGCGCCCGGAGCATCGACTGGTCGCGTTCGAGGACCACCACCGTATCCCGGACCTGTTCGGTCACGGTCACCGTATCGGTCGCCTCCGTCTGCGAAGATTGCAGTTTGAGGCTTGGACTGCACGCGGCCAAAAGGGCTGCGAGCAGAATAATCAGCATTTTTCTCATTGATCAAATCGTAAATTACGTTTTCGTCGTTCTTGCCACGGATCAGCTTGATCAGCGACACGAAGGCTTTGGCCTGCGTGATGATCGCCAGGTTCTCGAGGATCGAGATAAGCTCGCAGACGCACAGGTAGGCCGCCATCAGTCGGTGCGGAATGATCCACAGATTCGGGACGAGCTTGTCGATCAGAAAGGCCAGCAGTATCGCGGCCATGTAGCCGATCAGTTTGCCTACGCTCTTGCGCATTCGGCGCGACGATCGAGGTGCGTGGCGGTTCTTGCTGGCGAGAACACCGAAGACGAGATCGGCGAGCCAGAACAGGAACACAATGCCGATTACCTCCTGGCATGGTGCGAAATAGGCTGCGGCCACCAGGGACGCCTTGATCGCATACTGACCGAGATACTGCACAGCTCCTTCCATGACTACTTACCCGAATAGATGGCTCCGATGTACTTGTTGCGCAGAGGCAGGGCCGAGAAACGCTGCTGGTAGCCCAGGATGTCGCCACGGGCTTCGGGGTCCTTCTCGCGGTGGAAAACATCGACCGTACCCGTCGCACGCATCACCTCGGTACGAATCCAGGCGATCGACGCCATCGCGCTGTTCTCGCCTTTGGCCGAGCCGAAAGCCTGCTTCTTGCCCGTCGTGGTGTCGAACAGGGGCAGATGCGGGTAGCTGAAGACCTTGAAATTGCCGATCTTCCCGTCACGCATGTACTCCTTGTACAACTTGCGGTTCTCGGACTTCAGGTCGGCTTCGTGCTCCGTAGTGAGGACCAGGCACAGCTGCGTCATGTCGACCTCCATTGCCTTGAACTTCGCTTCGAGCAGGTCGAGGTCGTCGAAGGTCAGGCGACGGCGACCGTTGACGGCTTCGCCGGTCGTCACCAGGACGGGCGTGAACTCACCGTTCTGCAGCGGACACCAGTTGTAGGCGGCCATTGCCCGGCGCTTGCGCGTGAGGGCGTTCACATGACCGCGCGTCACACTCTGCATCTTGTCGTAGGCGGCCTGCATCTGCTCGATGTTGCGCACGACGGTGTTCTTCGTGTCGAGGGTATGCAGCAGGATGTCCTTCGGCACATCCTCGCGCTGCACGATACCGACCGGATAAGTGTCGTTGTCGATGAATACCTCCGGTTCGACACCTGCCTCGGCCAGGTGCAGCGTGTTGTTGTCGACCAGGGCACTGAGGTCTTCGGATTCGTTCAGGAAGTCACCCTCCTGAATGGGCTGCTCTTTGATGATGTCAACCCACAGTTCTTTTTCAATAGGCATATCTGTCTGATTTTGATTAGTTGTGCTTTTTCCGGATGGTCTCGAAAACCTCGGGATTCTCGGCTTTGATCTTCGCAAGGCCCTCGGGGTCCTCCTTCAGCCAGCGCAGGTGCGTCCAGTTCTGGCGATCGGCCGGAATCACGTTCCCGGCGATCTTGGTGACGGAAGCCGCCAGCGAGACCTTCGCGGGGATGGCCTTCAGGGTTTCCGACACCAGGTCGTAATCCTTCATGGCGAGCTCGACGTACTTCTCACGGGCGGGAGCTCCGATCCTGCCCTGTTCAACGGCCAGATTGACCATGTCCTCGGCGCGTTTCTTACGAGCTGCGTCGATCTCCTTCTGCAGGGCATCGGCAGTCTCCTTGTGTTTGTTGCGGTCGGCAGCCAGCTGCACGATAGCCTTGCTCATCGCCGTAGCGTCCGCGTCCTGATTGATGCCGAGCGCGACGTATGCCTCGGCGGAAAGGGTGATTTTTTCCATTGGTTTGATATTGGGTTTTCGACCCTGCGGCGAACTCTCCGCGCAGAGTTTCACGATGTTGTCGACATGAAGACGCACGTCGCCATCTTCGACCAGATGGCCGTCGCCCGTGTAGATTTTGAGCGTCACGGCCCCGGCATTCGACGGCACGGAGGTTACGGAACCCTCGAACAGCTCCCACTCGGTGACATAGAGGTCCTCACCGCCTGCCGGATTCGTGCGGTACTCGGCCCGCAGGATGACGATGCCGGGCGATGCCCCGCGCAGGAACCCGCGCTCGACCTGGCCCTTGCGTTCTGCTCCCAGGGTGATCCCGTCGTCGAAGACGGGATCGGCAACAAGCAGTGCCCCCTCGACATGCAGGTTGTCCCAGCGCCCTATCAGACGGTTGAGATCGTGGTTGTCGAGCATCGGGGAATACTCCTGGAAGCGTTCGAACTTGCCGCCGCCGTTAAGCAGGAAAAAACCGTGCGAGTTCTTTTTCGTTTCGTCGTTAAAAATGAATTTCGGTAAAGCCATGCGCTTCATTTTTGATGCAAACATAGGCTTCAAAATCCGACGCAACAAAAAGGCTGTCAAGGTATTGAACTATTTTTCGCATTCGCGTTTCGGCATGCCATCTTTGCACAAAAAAGAGCATATGACAACCCCGAAACACAAATTATATACGGCGGCCTACAACTGTTTTGTAGAACAGGGAATGACCTGTGCAGGCATTGCCGAGTTGCTCGGCATTCGTGAGGCCACGCTGTCCGAATGGCGACGCGGTATGAAGTGGGACGAAAAACGCAAGGCCAGCCTGGCGGCCCCCGGAAAAATCCGCGAACTGTTGCTGGACGAGATGCAATGGATCGCCGAGGGAAACAAGGCCCGGCTCGATACTGACGGACTTTCGAAAGTAGCCAAAAGCCTGCAATACTTCGATGGCAAGGTCCCGCTGTCGGTGGTGATCTCCGTGTTGAAGGAGGTCGACAACTTCGTTGCCGAGATCAACCCCCAGGAGGTCGTGAAGATCACAGAATACCACCGCATGTTCATTCAGCACCGGGCGCAGGTCGATTCCTTAAAGTAACGGCACATGGCAGACATCGACAAGAAATTTCAAAAGCTCATCGACAACTACGAGGAGCATTGCCGACGCATCGCGAAAGCTTCGGTCGTAGACATCCACGAACGCCCCGCGGACAAGATCGCCCGCGTGAAACGTATCGAGAAGGATTACGTCACCTGGTTCGAGTACTATTTTCCGAACTATGCCAAGGTGCCCTGTGCGTGGTTCCACCGTCAGGGTGCGCAGGAGATCATCGACAACGACGTGATCATGGCCTTGTGGGAGATTTACCGATCCGGGGCGAAGTCCGTACACGTCGACATGGGTATTCCCCTGTACCTGATGTACACGGGCCGCCTGCGCTACATGCTGCTGATCGGCGAGACCGAGGACAAGGCGCATAAACTGCTCTCGGCATGCCAGGCGCAGCTTGTCTACAACAAACGCCTGATCAACGATTACGGCTGCCGCTACAAACAGGGCGACTGGTCGTCCGGGGAGTTCCTGACCTCCGACGGCGTACGCTTCACGGCTCTCGGTTTCGGTCAGGACCCGCGCGGCGTCCGCGAGGAGGAGCAGCGTCCCGACTATATCGCCGTGGATGATGTCGACACGCGTCGTCATGTCAACAACGACCGTCTGATGCGCGAGGCCGTCGAGTGGATCTTCGAGGATCTGATGGGATGTTTCGACGAGGCGGACGGATCGACCCGGAGGTTCGTGTATGCCAACAACAACTTTCATAAGAACAGCATCACAAACCGCCTTAAAAAGCAGTTCAAAATCCTGGCTGAAAAATCCCGGCAGGAGGGCGAAAAGCCCATACACCGGGTACTGACGGTGCCCGCCGTGAAGGACCTGACGACCTTCGAGCCGAACTGGCCCGAGAAGACCTCGGCAGAGCACTGGCGCAAAAAGTACCGCAGCATCCCCTCGCGGTCGTTCATGCGCGAGTATATGCACGTCCACGTCGAGGACGGCAAGGTGTTCAAGGCCGAGGACATTCAGTGGAAGAAGATGCTGCCCCTGAACGAGTATGACGCCCTGGTCTTCTACGGAGACCTTTCCTACAAGGCCCAGGCATGCCATAAGGGGATGATCCTCGTCGGCAAGAAAGACCGCGAGTTCCATTTCATCTACTGCTTTCTGCGCCAGCAGTCCCGCACGGTCTTGGCAAAATGGCTCTATGACCTGTACGAAACGACGGAGCTGCACAACTGCCGCAAGGTCCGCTATTGGATCGAGGGCCTGTTCTCGATGGACGAGTTCGTCAACGACTTCGATGCCGAGGGCGATGCCCGCGGATACTACATCCCCGTCAAGGCGGATAAGCGCCCGAAGGCTGACAAATACGACCGTATCGAAGCTACGCAGTCTTATTTCGAGCGCCGAAATGTGTGGTTCAATATCGATGAGCGGGACAGCCCTGACTTCCAGGAACTCGTCGATCAGTACCTGGCATTCGAGAAGGGCGGAGGCGCAGCCGTCGACGGCCCCGATGCGGCAGAAGGCGCACTCTCGAAACTCAATACCGTATTCCGGCAGGCAAAGGGGACCTACCGCGTCGGCATCCGGGCACAGCGTAAATACTAATCCAATATTCAACGACATGCGTAAAATCAAGTACATCGTGCTGCATTGCAGCGCAACCAAAGAGGGGGTGCCGTTCGGCATCGAAGACATAGACCGCTGGCACCGTCAGCGGGGATTCCGCAAGGTCGGCTACCACTACGTGATCCTGCTTGACGGTACGATCCGCAAGGGCCGCGACATCGCCCAGGTCGGGGCCCATGTGCAGGGCAGCAACGCCAACAGCATCGGCATCTGCTACATCGGAGGACTGGACGCCGACGGCAAGCCCAAAGATACCCGCACCGAGGAACAGAAGGCGTCGCTGTTCTTCCTGCTGCAACAACTCCGCGAACAGTTCCCCGACGCCATGATCTGCGGACACCGCGACTTCTCGCCCGACCTGAACGGCGACGGGATCATCGAGCCGTGGGAGTGGATGAAGGCCTGCCCGTGTTTCGACGCCATCGACGAATATCAAAGCCTGTAAGCCATGTTCATCGAAAAGGAGGACTTATACACGGCGATCTGCGAATACCAGCTGCAGAACATCACCACAAGCGCCGTCACGATCCGTATGGCGATCCTGGCAGCCATCGACGAGGCGCGGAGCTACCTGAATGCCAAATACGACTGTGAGGCGATATTCTCGGCCACGGGAGAAGACCGTCACGCCACGCTTCTGGAGCACTGCAAGAATATCGCGGTGTGGAACCTATGCCGCCGGGCGAACACCGATCTGATTTTCGAGCAGGTCAGCGAATACCGCCGGGCGGCGATCGACTGGCTCGAGAAGGTTGCGGGCCTGAAGGGTACCGACAAGCCCCTCGCACCCGGTTTGCCGCTGCTCAAGACCGAAGACGGAGAGGTCCGCATCACTGCCCGGATGGGTAGCCGCCGCAAGTTCCGCCACGGCTTCGATGACTAAACACCGTTTAAATACCCTTTAATCGTTCACACAATGCAGAAAAAGAACAGAAGCAGGAAAACCCACGACGCCACGAATAAGACCGCGAATTTGGCCGTAAAAACGAATGGTCCGAAAACAGCCAGGCGGCGCGAGGGCTACATCCGCAGTATCGTTCCGAAAACCCTGTCGCGGACCCGGTCCGACATCGCCACCTGGCGGTCGGCGCTGCGCGCGGCGGATAACGTCGACAATCCGCGCCGGGCACGGCTGATGAATCTTTACGACGACGTGATGCTCTGCGCACATCTCACCTCGCAGATCGAACTGCGGCAGAAGGCGACGCTCCTGACACCTTTCGAGATCAAGGTAGGCGACGAGATCGACGACCAGGCTACGGCGGTCCTCAATGCGGCATCATGGGTCACGGAGCTCAACACCCACATCCTCGACAGCGTGATGTACGGTCATACGCTCGTGGAACTCACGACGACCGGGAACACAACCGAACCCGTGGCCGTCACCCTGCTGCCCCGGCAGAACGTGATTCCCGAGAAGGGGATGCTGCTGTTCCGGGAAGACGACAGTAAAGGCCTCCAGTACCGCGAGGTCCGGGAGTTTGGGAACTTCATCCTGGAGTTCGGCAAGGATCACGACTACGGCCTGCTGAACAAGGCCGTGCCGCACGTGCTGTTCATGCGCTTCGCGCAATCCTGCTGGTCGGAGCTCTGCGAGATATACGGCATCCCGCCCCGGTTTATGAAGACCGACACGCAGGACCCCGCCATGCTCGACCGCGCCGAGGCCATGCTGCGCGACATGGGGGCGGCGGCCTACTTCATCATCGACCGCACGGAGGAGTTCCAGTTTGCAAAGGGAGCCGACACCAACGGCGATGTCTACAACAACCTGATCGCCCTGTGCAAGGAGGCGGTCTCGGTGCTGGTGAACGGAGCCGTGATCGGACAGGACACCGTGAACGGCAACCGCTCCAAAGAGGAGAGCAGCATCCGGCTGTTCGAGAAGCTGGTGATGGCGGACCGTAAGATGCTGGCGGGATATTGGAACTCCACGGTGATCCCCGCTCTGGTGTACATAGGCATTCTGCCCGAGGGAAGCGTGTTTTCTTGGCAGCAGGAGGAGGACGTCGAAAAACTGTGGGCGATGGTCGTGCAGCTCCTTCAGTTCAAGGACGTGCCGAACGACTGGATCGAGGAGAAGTTCGGCATCGTCTGCACCGATAAGGCCTTCACCGTGCCGGGACAGCTGTCCGTGCCGCAGCCCCGGGAAGTCGATTTTTTCGCAACCGCCCCCTGATCGCGTACAGGGGGCTGCACGAAAGACTGGCGGCGGTCTACGGACTGGGTGATCCGGTGATGCTGGCAGCGGAGGGCGGCAAAGACAAAAAGCCTGTCGTGCGTCTGTCGACGTTCCGAAACGCCGCAAAGCACTTGCAAAAGGCCGGGGACTTTCGTCCCGACATGCTCGAGGATCAGCCGATCCGGACGCTGATCGACGAAATAACCGACGCCCTGATGGAAGGGGTTGACCTCGGGCTGAAGGAGCACGAGATACCGCAGGAGACAGCCGACAAACTCGGGCGCGACGTGTTCGTATTCTCGGGTTGTAAGACCTACCACGAACTGCGTGAGGCTTCGCAGCTCTTGCGGGATGATCAGGGACAGATCAAACCGTTCAGCAAGTTTTTCGAGGAGGTGAAGCAGATACATCCCGAGTACAACGAGCGCTACCTGGAAGCCGAGTACGAGTTCGCCGTACATTCCGCGCAATCAGCGGCACAATGGGCCGAAATCGAGCGAGACGGGAATGATTACGATCTGCAGTACCGCACGGCCAACGACGGTAAAGTACGGCCTGCGCATGCGAAGCTCGAAGGACTGACCCGTCCGCAGGACGATCCGTGCTGGTCGGAGATCATGCCGCCGAACGGATGGAAATGTCGGTGCCGGGTCGTGCAGGTACGCAAGGGCAAATACGATTACACCGATCGGAACGAGGTTTCACAGCTTGTACGCGAAGCGACCACGGACCTCGACAGTCAGGGACGTAACCGCGCTGAAATGTTCCGTTTCAATCCCGGCATGGATAGAGTGATTTTCCCGAAACACCATCCGTATTACAACCTTTCAATCCAGGCAAAAACGGTAATAACCGATATGGCCGACAAGCGGGAGGTTAAAAATGGGTTTGCTGCCAAGACGATTGCCGAGGCCGAGGAAGCGTTCCGCACACAGCTCGGTGTAAAATGCCGCCTCGACGGATTTAAAAAATCCGACATGGCGCAGGTACAGGAAATATTTGCTTGCGTATCACACCATTTTACAGATTTTCCGGAACTTCGCGATAAAATCAAATTCGTAGGGTCAGTAAAAGGGCGCGTGGCAGCACTGGAGGATGTAAAATACACAGAGCTATGTAAACTAAATCCCGGGATGCAAGATGACGTATTGCGTAAGTATGCCAAGAACTGGGCGAAACGCATGGCCGGATGCAGTTCCTCTACGTATGCCTATTCATCAAAGAATTTTACTGAATACGCATTGAATGGTTTGGCTTTTAATTCCACTTGGGCTGGGACTAAGGTCAAGAAGCAACTGGAGTATGATGTGCAGCACAAATTTCATCCGGTAGGTTGTGACACGGTTAAAGCCGTTTTTGACCATGAACTTGGGCATAAAATAGACGAAATGCTTTCGCTGTACACTGATCCGGATTTTTTGGCTATCTACAATCCGGCCAAAGCTCAAGGAGAACGATTCATCGCCGATAACCTGTCGGCATATGCGTATTGCACCTCTTTCTTCCGTAAGTCCAATTACACGCCGCAAAAGGAATTTATTGCCGAAGCGTGGAGCGAGTATCGGAATAACGAAAAACCGCGACCTTTGGCAGTCGCGGTAGGTGAACTTATAAACCGAAAATACGATGCGAAAAAGCAGAACTAAATATCTGCAACTTCATATACGCGCATTGTTTCACGAGGCTTGTCTGTTTCGAAGACATAGCTACCATGCTGCCCTTCGAGTACCTTATTGTGAGATTCGGCATTATCGTATATCGACATTGGAATCACGTCGAATGCGGCGCACCGAATACCTCCTTTGAAATGCCGACAATCCTCACACTGATAAGGTTGCTCCTTTTCTATGTCAATCAGATGTTTCATAAAAGTTTGCGCTTTGCGCAAAAATAACGTTTTAAAACGCGAAAAGCAAATGAAATGCCGAAATTATTTGATCTGAAGCGAAAAATCCTGACCGACCTGAAGGTCGAACTGCTCGACGAGTTCGACCGCAACTTCGAACGGCGGGCATTCTTTGACCGCCCCTGGCCGGATCGGTCCTATCCCGGCGGACGCGGATCGCTCCTGCAGGTGACGGGACGCGGACGGCGCAGTTTTCGGGGGACCATCCGGCAGAACGGCGTCGAGTTCTCGACCGATACGCCCTACATGGGGCTGCACAACCGGGGCGGAAAGATCAAGATCACACCCCGGATGCGAAAATTCTTTTGGGCCATGTACTGCCAAAACGCCGGAGGCATTACCACCTCTGCCAAGAAACGACAGGCCAGCAACACCCAGCGTAATCGAATGCTGTCAGCGAAGGCGCAGTTCTGGAAAAATATGGCTTTGACAAAAAAGGATCATATAACAATTCCACAACGCCAATTTATCGGCGACCATCCCCGTGTCCGGCAGGCGGTACGGGAGGTTATACACCAAAACCTGCAGAGCGCTTTCCGGGAACTCGCAAAAGTCCTGCAACCTCGGTAAAACACCGTTTAAACGTCTTTAAAATGATTGAAAATGCAATGATCGCAGTCCAGGACCGACTGCTGGAACTGCTCCCCGAGAAGATCGCCTATCTGGCCGAGGATTGGGGACAGCTGGATTTCTACAACGAGCGGCCGCCCGTCAATTTCCCGTGCGTGCTGATCGACATTGCCGAGGCCGAGTTCTCGGACTGCACGCGAAAGGTGCAACTGGGCGAGGCGATCCTGACCGTACGGGTAGCGCACTTCGATCCCGTAAACATTTCAGCCCTCGCACCGAACCGTAACAAAGCATTCCGCATGTTCGTCCTGCTGCGGTTGATCTACACCCAGTTGCAGGGACTCTCCGGAGAGGGGTTTTCGGGCCTTACGCGCACATCCCTGCGGCGGGTGAAACGTGAAGATGCGATCCGTGAATACGTCATGCAGTTCCGGTTCGGCGGGACGGACAACGCAGCCTATAAGCCGCGAAAAAAGGCCGAAGGCGTCCAGATCGACATCACCACGGAACGCTCGTAACGAAACAGCCCGGCAATTTGCCGGGCTGTTTCGCATAAGATTGCTTTTTTTACTATTTTTGAAACAAAACAAGCGTATATGTCCAACTGGAGCAAAATTTGGAAAATCTTGACAACTCCCGTCAACACCCCTAAACCGAAAGAGCATACTCCGACTTTGATAACCCCTGCAGTTCAATGTAATCCGAGCAGTTCCCGGGATCATTGGCTGACCGTACACGTTGCACTTGCCTCTATGCGCGAGTTTCAAGAGTGTAATTCGGACCACACACTACTCAAGAAAGCGGAAAATCTTCGTAATATCATTGAAGAACTCAAAGGGCTATCCGGACAGTCCAACTATTCTGCAATTCTAAAAAAAGGGATCAACGAATTTGAGACGAATTGGCGGACAACCATCACCCCGCAGGAATTTGAACACCTTGAACACCCTGATAAAATGGATATTGACGAGATGATCCGTGAGAAATACTGTTCTCTCGCCTCAAACTACCGCCGCTACTGGGAAAGTGCCATCGCTCAACTGGTGCGGAAATCAGCTATCCTAAAGCGACGGCAATACTTAATAGAAGACATTGATCGTTTCATTGACGGTTTACCAATAAAGTATCCGGAGGTTGTGAGTGAATTGGAAAAATACAAGGCTTTCAACCTGAAGCAGATCGAAAGCCCTGAATAAAATCAATCGAACAGAGTTGGTTGTCGGATGTCCTGCTGCGTGCGTTCGCGTTCTTTGCGGAGCCAGGACAAATAGGCAGCATATTCGACATGAAACTGGTCGTAGATGTACTTTTTCCACACCCATTTCAGACACCTATCCTGCCGCCCGGGTTCATAGTACTGCTTCGTGATCCGCACCGCATGCTCACGTTTTCGGATGTGATTTTTGTTGTTGTATGCCATTTTCCGCAATTATTGACTATCTTTGTAGCAGGTCGGCCTTGTGATAGCAATATTGCAGGGCTTTTTTATGTCAGTTCACCACGGTCGGACCGCCTCCCGGAATGATGTAGATCGGCGTCACCTGAACCGAAGGCCGTGAGGTCGTGGCGGGTTTCTTGTCTCCGATGGCCCGCAGTTTGTGCACCAGCGCTTGCAGTTCCTGTGCATCGAGCATATAGAGCAGACGCCCGCATATCCGCCGCTGCAGCAGGAAACGGTTCACCTTCGTCCAGTCCTCGGGCGAAGCGTACATCCCGAGTTTTGTCAGGTGTGCCAGGACCTGCGACCGGAGACGCCGGATCGCGTCAGAGGCCGGGGTCGTCTTGGCACGGTGGGCAAACTCCATATATGCCTGCAGGGCGACGATCTCATCGTCGGTAAGTTCGTCATAGCTGCGGGCATCCCACAACGCCAGGATGTCCTCCCGATTGGGGATCAGGCGGCAGGCCGACATCAGGGTATTGATCCGGCGAACCTTTGCGCCGCGTTCGAATTCGGTCATTTTGTTACAATATTTAATTTAACCATGTTGCTCCCGGCGGCGGAATCGAACCGCCGCAGAAAACCGTTCGGGAATTAGGATTTGATTTTTTTATAAATCTCTCCGCATAAGAACCCGGCGAAAAGAACAAGGTAGATAAGAGGGATAATCCACATCGGGCATGTTACCCACCACCAGGACCAGGCGATCACGCCCGTCAATTTGAGAATAAGGAACACGATAAACAAGGCTCCAGGAAATCCGATTTTCATAGTTTACATGCGATTAAATGATGGTTCGATTCTGTGCCATACACCGCGCTCGTCGCGCTGGTGAAAGTAGAAGTTTATGGCGGTGCCGTTAACGACGTTGCTCTCTTTGAACAGTTGCATGATTTGCGAGTATTCGGGATCGCCGAACTGCGCCTCGAGATCATACAGCTTGCTGATGGACTTGTAGTCCAGATCGCCCTTGCGGTTACGCTCCAGGAGCGTCATTGCCAACTGGTACATCGGATCGTCGGCCCCTTTCTCCCGTCCGCCGATCCATGCCTTCAGGAAGTCGATCAGCCGGGCGGCGGCCACGTCGGCCCGTTCGTCAAAGCATTTTACCCGATTGCATTTCACCTCGAGGCGGAAGTCTCCCTCCTGCACCGAGTAGCCGAGCTGGTCGTCCCGGCGCGTGGCTCCGTACTCCTGCATGATTTTTCGGAAAGCATCGGTCTCGGCCACAACCAGGTCGTAGAACTCGCGCACCCGGCCAGTGATATTGCGGGTTTCGGCTGCCATACGCTTCACGAAGTCGGCCCGCGTCTCCTCATAGTCCCGGCGCCGTTTGTCTGCGGCCTGGCGCTCCTCGGCCCGCTTCTGCTCGAGCAGCTGTTCCAGTTGGTCGGCGGTCATGTCTTTCAGTTCGTCTTTCATAGTGATATTGATTAAGAATTACGTTTGTCAGTGTAAGGTTCCCCGGCGATGCTGCAATAGTCGGTCTCCATGTTGTGCAAGCCAAAACGCATGTCTTCCAGGTCTTGCTCGATCTGCGCGATCCGCTCCGGGGAGAGATTCTGCCTGTGCAACTTCAGATAGGTCTCCGCGATCAGTATGTTCTTACGGCGCTTGTCAATCATGTATGAAAGACAGTCCAGGCTTGCCGCCGATGATTTGGTTAGTTCGATGATCTCGGGCATACTGATTACGATTTGATGGTTTTGATCGCTTTCAGGGCCTCCTTCGAATAATTGTCGAGGAAGGTCTGCCGCATTGCATCCGCGACACTCATAATCTCGTTGATGCTTGCCCCGGTTTGGGCGACTGTCCCGGCAAACCTGCGCAATTCCGCGATCAGTTCCGGGCTGATTTTAATACCGTTTTGCTGTCCCATTGTTGTTGTTTTTCATTATGCCGTACATGGTTCTGAAATAGTCGTCCGTGAGCGCCACGCCGTCCTTGTGCGCGGCGATGATCGCAGGCTCGAGGTAATCGTTAAGCTCCCGGTAATCGGTGCAGAGCTCGACGAGGATTTTGCGGAGGTTTTCATCCTTGACCTTATACATGAAGTTCTCGAATTTCCGGTCGATCGGCGGCAGAATAATCGTGTTCGCCTTCATCCGGCTTTTGAACTGCGGAACGCCGTTGACACCGCGCAGTTCGAGCCTGTCGAGCAGTTTCAGCAGATCGGCGGTTCCGGCGATCGCAAAGGCCGCATATCCCTTGATCATGTCATAGATGGCTTTATAGGCCCGGATACCCGGCAGTTTGGTGTTCTCACCCTCGTCGAGGATCAGCATGTTGCGCTCCCCGCACAGCGCACGGCGCCGGAACTCGGAACCGATCAGGCGCAGGCGTGCACCTTTCTGCATCGGCAGGTCGAGGTCGAGCAAGCGACCGATCTCCTCGAGGATGTCTCGGATGCCGTCCTCGGCGTTGATCGTCACACGAAACGTGTTGGTCGGATTGGCCTTGCAGTACTGGTCGATCGCCGTGGTCTTGCCGCAGCCTTTTTCGCCGATGATCATCTTCACGCCGCCGAAACGTGCGGTGCAGTTCAGATGCGCACGTTCGAGAGCCGAGATGGCGATCACAAACTGCGGCGTAGGCTCTACCTTCCAAAAGGTTTGCTCGATCTCGAAGCCGATCACCGATGCAAGCGTAATGAAATAGCGGTCGGCGATCTCCGTAACCTTGTCAGGGCCGGATTTGTATTCATAGACCCCGTTCAGCAGGTTGGAAAGATACGACGCGCTGATTCCGCAAGTCTTCGCCAAGGCATTCTGCGACATGCCGTGCCGCTGCATGTACTGCTTGGCGGCAGTAATGATTTCGTCTTTTTTGATTTTTTCCATAAGGCGGTTATTTGATGTATTTTGACAAATCGGAAATGTGATTTTTGTGGTAGTCGATCACTGCCTGCTGTTGGACCTGGTCTACCTTCTTTCGCTCCCGCTCCCGGGCGCGTTGTTTCTTGGCCTCCAGCTTCGCACGGCCCCGTTCATATTCGGCGGCGCTGATCTGCTCGTGCATGGCGTTGTAATCCTCTTTGGTGGCGTTGTCCCGGATGTTGAAGTCATAGCCGCGGACCATGACCGCCTTTGCCGCTTCGACATCCTCGACGAACCCGTCGACCATCTCCTCGAACTCTGCACCTTTGCGGTTGTAGTAAGCCAGGGCCCGGAGACTGTCGGGGGTTGCTTCGGTCATGGACTTCGACGCCAGCGGTGCAGGCGAACAGGTGAACATGTAAACCTCGTCGGTCGTGTAGACATCAGCCCCTTCGGAGTTCCAATAGACATGCGTTTTGAACGATGAAGCATACCCCATGTGCTGCGCGATCAGGGCCACAGTGCCAGCATCCGTCGGGATGTCGAACTTGTACTCCTTGCCGTCGCGTTCGAGTGTCAAAATCGACCGTAGATAGCTTAAATCCCGCTTCGACATTTCACCCGTGATCCGGCGGTATTGCCGATCGGTATATTGTCCGGCCCGGTCGTTCTTCAGTGTATGAAACCATTCCGAAGGAGTGAGTTCATTTTCCAGGCGCGTGTTGTTCCATTCACGGATGGCGACCGTCAGTTTCTCGATAGCTTCCGTATAGGTCGGCAGGGCCATGATGTCGTAGTAGTCCGGATTCGCCATGCTTTCGAGGCTCCTGGCGTTCCACGAGGTCTCAGGCAGTTTGAAATAACTCTTGAAACGGCGTTTAAACAACCGGAACATGGCCTCGGCGGGGTTCGCTTGAGAGTTCCCCGGTGCGATCGTGCGAAAGTTCCGGCAAACGCGCTGCAGGTAAGCCTTCGAGGCTTCGCCCGTATAGGCGCCGTGGTTGTCGCTGATGAAGTCCAGCACCTCGGTCTTGCCGTTGTCGACGAGCGCCATGCGCATCGCCTGCCGCAGCATCGTGCCGTCCTCGAGGTGCAAACCTTTCCGGCTCACGGAATAGCCTGCGATGTAGCGGCTGCCGACATCCGAGATCAGCATCACGTATATCTTCATCATGCGCCACTTGCCATATTGGTCCTGATAGCGGTATGGTACGACGCCCGAACCGTCGGAGGCCCACAGCGAGTTAGCGAACTCGAGCGGTTTGGCAGGAACATAGGGCCGATAGGTATCTTTGAAATGCTTCTTGCCGTGGCGTTCCTTCGCCGACAGCATTTTCCGGCTCCATGCGTTCGTGTAGTGATTGAACGTCGAAGGCTTCACGGGAACAATACCCATCGCCTCCATGTCTCCCGCATAGAGTTGCCACAGTTCCCGCTTGGTATCCTTTTCCGAGCCTCCGGGATTCAGCCAGTAGGTCATAATTGCCGTCTCGTGGGCGTCCATCTTCATCACTTCGCCCGTGGTGTAGTCTACCAGTTCGAACTTGCCGATGATCCGGCGGTTATCGTTGCCGTATTTGCCCGAGACGAGCCACTCCCGGAGCTGGCCGGGGTCCTCCGGAATGCCGCCGATCTTCTTGCGCAAACTGTCAGCGTTCTTGATCCGCAGCCCCTCGAGGGACGCTTCGGCGAGAAGATCGACACACAGAACGAGGAAATCGGCCTGCGTAGGGAATCCGAGCCGCTTGTATTCGTTCCGAGACAGGGCACGTTTCAGAAAACGGCACCAGGCGACAGAAACAGCCATCTGCCGGGCCTTATCCTGCGTGTAGACCGCCAGGTCTCCGACCTTGTACTCTTCGTAATAGGCAATGTCGGTATTGTCGATCAGAAGCTGCACCTGTTCCCGGATCATCCGACGCTGTTCGGCCTGGCGCTCGCGGCTGCCCCGAAGGTTCTGCCCCTCGACGGCGCCGATCAGCTCCTCTTTCGAGGGCAGCATGTCCCGGTAGCAGGTCGGTTTCCGGTTCGGGATATGGTCGTAGTCGTAGTAGTACTGCCCGCCCTTGCGGCCCCAACGCCAGGCCTTGCCCTCCTTTTTGCCCAGGAAGAAATCCGACTGATCGGCAACCTTCCGCCACGAGGGAGGAAGGGAGGATTTGTAGCGCTTTATCCCTTTACGAAGCGTTTCCTCGGGAATGTCGCATACCTCGCATACCATACGCTGCGACACCCAGACGGTTTGCCCGTCGGAGGTCGCGCGTATCAGTATGTCGTTTGGCAGGATCATTAAAATCGTGTTTAAATCCGTTTAAAACCTTGTTTTTGCTCCCGTGTCGGTATCGCTCCGAAACAATGCCTGCGCGTTCACGGGATAATCATATAGTACTTGATTATGTTTATCGTTTCGAATATCTGCAAGGCTACCTGCGGCACTATAGCGTTGCCGCATGCTTTGATGGATCCCCGGCACCACGCAGGAAAGGAGAGACCAGCCAGTTCACCGGGAAACCCATCATTTCGATCACATACAGGGGATTCAGTCGGGAAGTCGTTCCAGTTCGGTATTCGTCGCTTTGCATTGCCATTCTGGGCAATCCGCTCTTGCGTTTGACTTGGCTGGCCGGGAGACTGGAATTCGTGGCATCGTTGACCGTAGGTGTCGGCAACAGGCCCATCTTGGCCGAAAGGGCCAATGTCGGACGTTCCGCAGCTCCCGGAGACAGGCTCCGGTTGATACGCCCCGACCCGGCGTCTATCGCAGTCGGCGTCGGCAGCAACTCCAACGGCATGAAAACCGTCTTGCCCTTCTCGCATTGTTTCAACCCCTGCGTCTGTACGGTGGGCAACAAACCAGCATCTGTCCCGTCGGTGGGGCGCGCCGACACCGCAAGCCGGTATAATGTACGGCTGCACTTCGTATCCTGCCGCTTCCAGGTCAGAACACACCGTGTCGAGGACCATTCCTTCCGACCAGTTAACAATTCCGTAAACGTTTTCGCCAACGACCCAGTGGGGTCGAACAGTCCGAATAACCCGCAGCATTTCCGGCCAGAGGTAGCGGTCGTCCTCCGTGCCCTTGCGCTTGCCTGCGAGACTGAACGGCTGGCAGGGGAAACCGCCTGTGAGCACGTCGATGCGGTCTCGCCAAACGGCAAAGTCTGCTGTTCGTATGTCTCCGTATTGTTCTGCATCTGGAAAATGGTATTTGAGGATTTTTCGACAAAAAGGGTCTATCTCGCAGTTGAAGGCGTTCGTCCATCCCGCCCACTCGGCAGCCAGATCAAAACCGCCGATGCCGCTGAAAAGGGAGGCGTGGGTCATAGATTGCAATTATTCGAAAAGGCGACCCATATTTGCCAACCGTTCCATAGCCAGCTGTTCCATCATCTTTTTCTTGCGGGCCGGAACCTTGTCCCAGCATTTGAAGCAATACCGCCCCGCGGGGGTATTGTAATGTGCGCCGCTGATTTCGCACTTGCATTTGATGCACCGGAGCTTTGGCTGTTCCATCTTTCTATGTATTAGTTTTACTGTTTCCGTTCTGCGATGATCTGCTCGGCGATCGTCAGAATTCGCTCACTTACTCCGCGACCCATGATCACGTAGGAGACCCACACCGGATGCACGCCTGCGAGGCGTGCGATATGCTTCTTATCCCCGCGCCGGAGACCGTTCCGAATGGTCTCCAATCGTTTTTCTCGGTTTTCTGTGCTCATAATCAAAAAAATTGAATACTTTTGTGTTGTAAACTTTACGCAAATATAATAGAGTTATCTCAATTATGCAACAAAATAAGAGAGATTTTTCAGTTATAAAACGCAGAATTTTGCAATACCTTGAATTGAAAGGTATTACAAAATATGCTTTTTATAGAGATACTGGAACAACAAACGGTGTTTTAAGCCAACCAAATGGTATCTCCGAAGAAAATCTATTGAGATTTCTCTCGTATTATAACGATGTAAATCCTATTTGGCTGTTGACTGGAGAAGGAGAAATTTTGCTTACCAAAACTCCAAAATTTAGGGACAATATAAATGCACCCAAAGTTGTCCCCCAAAATGTCCCAATACGAAAACTCCAAAATTTAGGGACAAATCCCGAATACCCGAAAGGTGAGGAAACTTTCGAGGAGAATGTCGCCGATGTTACCGTAGATAAGGTTTTCAAACTGCGAACCGATCGTCTGATTGACCGCCAGCAGATACCTATATATGACATGGAGGCCGTCGCTGGCCTTGTTCCGTTGTTTGCAGACCAATAC